CATGGGTCGTCTACAGTTAGCTTTTGAATATCTGCCGCGCTTTCTACAGCAGGGCGTCAAAGAATGGAATAAAGGTTCTATTGAACTGGCAAATGGATCTCGCGCTCTTGCGGATTCTACTTCTGGCAGCTCTGTTCGTGGTCGTTCCTTTAACGTAGTATTCCTTGACGAGTTTGCGTTCGTTCCGAACAATATTGCCGAAGCATTCTTCATGTCGACCTATCCTACTATTTCTTCTGGTCAGACAACAAAAGTTATTATCGTTTCCACTCCCAATGGACTCAATCAGTTCTATCGTATGTGGACAGAATCGGTTGAACATCGCTCTGATTATGTTCCTGTAGAAATTCACTGGAGTATGGTACCAGGTCGCGACGAGGCGTGGAAAGAGCAGACTATTCGTAATACGTCCGAAGATCAGTTCAGACAAGAGTTTGAGTGTGAGTTTATTGGTTCTACAAACACTCTTATTCATCCTGCCAAGTTAAGATCGCTGGTCTGGTTAAATCCAGTGCGTCATGATGGATTCATGGACATTTATAAAGAACCTGAAGCAGGACGCACTTATACGATGACAGTAGACGTGGCCGAAGGTCAGGGGCTAGATTACTCGACGTTTTCTATATTTGATGTCACAGAAATACCTTATAGGCAAGTTGCTAAATACAAAAACAATAAGATTACTCCACTGCTATTTCCAACAATCATTCTACAAGCTGCAAAAATGTACAATGAGGCGTTTGTTCTGGTGGAAATCAACTCAATTGGACTTCAGGTAGCCGACATTCTACATTTTGAACTGGCTTATGACAATCTGATAAAGATTCAAGCTAAAGGTAAACAAGGTCAGCAGTCTACACCAGGATTTACCAAAAAGATCGCTTATGGACTTAAGACTTCGGTCCAGACGAAAAACATCGGATGTGCTAACCTCAAGACGCTAATTGAAAGCGATAAACTTATTATAAACGACAAAGATACAATTTCAGAACTGATGACCTTTTCTTCTGACAAGAAGAGTTTCAAGGCAGAAGAGGGCAATACTGACGATTTGGCTATGACTTTGGTACATTTTGGATGGCTTACCGCTCAAAGATATTTCAAAGAAAACATTAAAAACGACATACGACAAACTCTGCAAGAAGAGCAATTGAACTTACTGGATCAAGATATTATGCCTTTTGGCGCCATATCTGGATATCAAGGTAATGATACGAGCATGGATTATGAACTAGATGAGAATGGTAATGTATGGTTTGAGGATAGAAGCAAAAGATATCCTTGGGACGACTTAAATTGGAAAGTTAAACTGTAAATCTTGCTTTTTCTAAATAATAGAGAATAATATCCATTCTTATAAAGGAGAAATACTATGGCAAATCTATTGTCACCTGGTGTTTATGTATCAGAATTTGACTTGACAACTATAGTTCCAACAGTCGGAACTACAGATGGCGCATATGCTGGTACATTCGCGTGGGGTCCTGCAAACTCAGTTATGCTCATTTCCAATGAAGTATCGCTAGTTAACACTTTCCGTAATCCATCAAATAACAACTATATCGACTTCTTTACCTGCGCCAACTTCCTACAGTATGGTCAAAATCTTAAAGTTGTTCGTGTTATGGGCGCTGACGGCAGAAACGCCGTATCAAATACGACAGATGTTATAGCAAATAACGATTTGCAAATTCTCAACAGAGATGATTACGAATATAATTATGGCGCGATTGCAAATGCTACCTCAAATTCTACTGTAACTTTTAGCCGTCAAGCGCAGTTTGCTGCCAAGTATCCAGGCGTAATTGGCAATAGTTTGAAAGTTTCTATGTGCGCTAATACAGTTGCATACTCAGGAGTAATGTCACTTAAAGCTAATGTAGGTGCCGGCAATGCTCACGTTATCTTTACTGATAACCCAACTGCTGACCCAAACAGAGTATTGAATGTGGGTGATTTCATAACGCTAACAGGAAATGTTATTAATCTTCAAACTGGCCTGACCACTTCTGCACTAGGTTCAGTAACAGCTAAAGTTCTTGCAATTACCTCTGAAAACGTAAGGATTGATGCCGCATCAACCGCCAACATCACAAACGCTACAGTTACAGCGACATGGGAATATGCAGGAAACTTTGATGATGCTCCAGGAACATCTGAAGTTGGTGAAGATTTAGGTGCTGTAAACGACGAATTGCACATTATCGTAGTAGACGAAGACGGTTTGTTCACAGGAAGAAAGAATCGTGTTCTCGAAAGATTCTCTTTCCTATCAAAGGCAAGAGATGCTAAGTTAAGAAATGGACAATCAAACTATTATGTCGATGTAATTAATAGAAGATCGCAGTTTATTTGGATTACAAGTCATCCAACCGTATCAGGCAACTGGGGTGCAACACTTGCTAATACTACATTTACCGATGCCGCTACAAGAAATTACACTTCATCTCTAAATGGCGGACAAGATTCTATTGCAACCGCTGCAAATAGACTTTCTGCATATTCTCGTCACTTCTCTAACAAGGAAGAAATTGATGTTTCACTTGTTCTTACAGGCGAATCAGACGAAGCATTGATTGAAGGTATTAAGACAGACGTTCTTGATGCAAGAGCAGACTGTTTAGCTTTCATTTCACCTCCTGAAAATCTAGCTGTATTTAACCAAGGTAAAGAAGCACTTGACATTGTAAATTATCGCAATACTCTAACTTCATCAAACAGACTTGTAATGGATTCTGCTTGGAAGTATCAGTTTGACAAGTATAACAATGTCTATCGTTGGATTCCAATGAATGGCGACATTGCAGGTCTCTGCGTAGCTACCGATCTTTCCCGTGATCCTTGGTATTCTCCAGCTGGTTTCAATCGTGGTCAGATCAAGAATGCGATCAAGATTTCTTGGAACCCAACACAGGGCGAGAGAGATACGCTTTACAAGAAGGGCATTAACCCAATCGTTAACTTCCCAAGCGAAGGCGTAATTCTGTACGGCGATAAAACTCTACAAAATAGACCATCAGCATTTGACCGCATTAACGTGCGCCGTCTGTTTGACGTTCTAGAAAAAACTATCGCTACAGCATCCAAGTATTCACTATTTGAGTTTAACGATCAGTTTACTCGCGCTCAATTTGTTGCTCTTGTAGAACCATATCTTCGTGATGTTCAAGGTCGTCGTGGTATCTTTGACTTCCGTGTGGTTTGTGACGAAACAAACAATACTCCTGAAGTTATTGACCGCAACGAATTTGTTGGTGACATCTACATCAAGCCTGCTCGTTCGATCAACTTCATCCAGTTGAACTTCGTTGCTGTTAGAACTGGCGTAAACTTCGATGAAATCGTTGGTAAGTTTTAATAATAGCATATAAATATAAGAGCAATTAGGAGTATAACAAATGGCTTTCAATATTCAACAATTTAGATCAGAGATGAGAGGAGACGGTGCGCGTCCTAATCTATTCGAATGCACTCTGACTTTTCCTGCTGGTGTAGGAGACGTTGCTGCTCCATACACATTTATGGCACGCTCCGCACAGTTGCCAGGTTCAACGGTAAATTCAATACCTGTAAATTATTTCGGCCGCGAGTTGAAGTTTGCTGGAAATAGAACTTTCCCAGAGTGGACAGTAGTTGTCATCAACGACGAATCTTTCAATGTGCGTAATGCTTTTGAAAGATGGTTAAACTTCATCAACAGTCATGCTGGCAATCTAAGAGCACCAGCATTCTTGACGGGTGATGGTGGTTATCAGTCTGATGGTAAGATTGTTCAGTTTGGTAAGAAAGGCAACAGATTAAAGAAGTATAAGTTTATCGGCATGTTCCCTATTGACGTAAGCCCAATTGAAATGGATTGGGGAGCAAACGATGCTATTGAAGAATTTTCTGTAACATTTGCCTATCAGTGGTGGGAATCAGATACTACTGACGGTCAATCGGCAGATAGATTCGTTACTTCTGCTGACGCATAATATAATGATTTTCAGAGGGATAGGTTCGCTTATCCCTCTGAATTAGATTGGAGAAAGTAATGGCAGTTCAGCTATTCGGCTTTGAGATAGGTCGTAAAAAACAGCAAGACAAAGACGAACAAAGTAAGACTTTTGCGTTACCGCCCAATGATGATGGCGCGGTAACAATACAGTCTGGCGCTTATTATGGTACATATGTTGATCTAGATGGCACAGTTCGTAATGAAGTCGAACTGATTACCCGTTATAGAGAAATGTCTATGCAGCCAGAACTTGAAACTGCAATTGATGAAATTGTTAATGAAGCGATTGTTCAAGATGATGACGGTAAGGCGGTCGAGATTAACGACGATAATCTCAAGCAAAATGCTGCAATCAAGAAAAAAATCCAAGAAGAATTTAATTACATACTGAAGTTGCTTAATTTTGGTAACATGGGACATGATATTTTCCGTCGTTGGTACATTGACGGTCGTATGTTCTATCATATCGTAATTGACGAAAAAAGTCCTAACAAAGGCATTCAAGAGCTAAGATACATTGATCCTCGCCGTATTCGCAAAATTCGTGAAATCCAGAAAGTTAAAGAGCCTGGATCAGGCATAGAAGTCATCAAAAGAATTAACGAATACTACCTATACAATGAACGCGGTATCATCGGAGCGCACTCAAATCTAGGCACAAAGATTGCTGTAGATTCTATCGTTAACGTTAATTCAGGACTAATGGACGCAAAACGTTCAATGGTCTTATCTTATTTACACAAAGCAATCAAGCCTCTCAATCAGCTTAGAATGGTTGAAGATGCTGTTGTTATCTACAGACTCTCACGCGCACCCGAGCGCAGAGTGTTTTATGTGGACGTTGGCAACATGCCAACAGTAAAGGCTGAACAATATCTCCGCGATATTATGGTAAAGTATCGCAACAAACTAGTGTACGATTCAAATACTGGTGAAATTAAAGACGACCGTAAGCATCTTTCAATGCTAGAAGATTTCTGGTTACCTCGTAGAGAAGGTTCTAGAGGAACTGAAATTACAACATTGCAAGGCGGTCAAAATCTTGGCGAACTAGAGGACGTTAAATATTTTGAAAAGAAGCTATACAAAGCTCTTGGCGTTCCTGTTTCCAGACTAGAACAGCAACAAGGTTTTTCTCTTGGTCGCACAACAGAAGTTACTAGAGATGAACTTAAGTTTAATAAGTTTGTTCAGAGACTTCGTTCAAAGTTTTCTACACTGTTTGATGATCTTCTTCGCGTACAACTTGTTCTCAAGAAAGTATGTTCAGAAGATGAATGGAACGAGTTTAAAGAAGAAATCTGGTACGATTTCAAGAAAGACAACAACTTTACAGAACTAAAAGAAGCTGAACTTCTTCAAAACAGACTATCGGTGTTACAGCTTATTGATCCATATGTTGGACGTTACTATTCAACTGAATGGGTTCGTAAGAAAGTTCTCATGATGGACGACGAAGAAATTGAAGAAGTCATACAGCAAATTGAAAATGAAAAAGCTGCCGATGTGCCTACCGATGATCAAGGTAATCCATTGCCGCAGCAAGCAGGTGCACCTGTGCCGAACATTGTTCCTCCAACACCACAGGAACAAATGATGCAGCAATATGCAGCACAACAAGGTGTGCCTCCTGAACAAATGCCTGTTCAAGATGGCACAGGCAAAGATCAGATGAATCCATTAGATATGGGAGCAGATGCTCAACAAATGAGAAATCGTCAAAGATTTGTAAATGATACTTTGGAGCCAGCTAGATAATGAAGAAGTATGAAGAGTTCATCGCTGAATCTTTAGCTGCTGAGATTAAGTCAGAACCTAAATCAAATGCATCAAGAGAAGCTAGAAGACTCGGTCTAACTTATGTAGGATTTGGACGTTATGCCGATAATAAAGGACGAGTTGCATATCTTGTAGATAATGATAGACTTGTTCCTTTTAAATCGCAAGAAGATGTTCAAGGAATGTACAAAAAGGCACGTGAGATGCCATCTTCTGAATCAACTAAAGCTTTAGAAGCACAAGCTGATGATCATAATAGAGTACTAACTAATCGCTCTATGGAAGATGAAAAGATTGCTAATCGTAAAATGAAAGAGGCAATTAAAACAAACGAGACTCTCACAAAAGCGTTTCCTGCTTCTATGTTTGATGAAAATGAAATGGCAGCACTGCAAGAATATACAAATCAAGGATTTGGACCAGTAAATAGATTTCTATATAAAGGTCTAGACGATGATGCAACTCAAGAAGATGCTGATTACATAAATGGAATTATCGAAGGAATGGATTCTGCTTTTTCTGATTCTAAAGCGCCCATGAGTTATACGGTATATACTGGACTTTCTCAAAGATATACATCAGACAATTTTGCGCCAGGTAGAGATTACATTTTTAGAGGTTATGTTTCAACAACTTTAGACTATAACACGGCAATTGAATTGTTTACTGAACAGAATGAAGATTCTGTAATTTTACAGATTGAAGTTTCAAAAGGACAAAACGCTATACATGTCAGCGGATTCAGTAACGTAAACGCCGATGAAGATGAATTTCTACAAACAGAAGAAATGGAAACAATTCTTCCTAGAGGATCTAAGATTAAGATAATATCTGGACCGCATGTTATCATGACAGATGCAATAAACAAAGATAGATATGGTGGTGAATGGTCAGTCAACATTTTCCATTGTCAACTGATTCAAGATGTATAAATACTAAGTATAACTCAATTGGAGAAAAAAATGACCATTAAGAAAGCATTAGACAGCATTTTAGAAGGCAATCTAGATGAGATGCGTCAGAACTTCTCTGCTTCTTTAACAGAAAAGGCAGTTCAGAAGTTAGAAGAGCGTAAAATTGAGATTGCACAAAACTACTTTGGCCAAGTAACTGAAGAAGCAGAACAGATTGATGAAGTTCTGGACACACCAGAAAAAAGAATGAAATATGGACTAAGATCAATAGGTTCTTATGTTAAAGCTTCTTTAACAGGTGACGAAAACACAAAAAGAAAAAGATTAGCTGGTAATAAAAATTACAAGAAAAAAGTTGCTGATGCTGCCAAAAAATCAGAAGAAGATAAATTTAATAATGATATGGCACGCAAAGCATTAATTGATATGGGCAACAAAACTGGTTCTGGTTTTAACTATGAAAAAATGTTTAAGGAATAATATGACATGAAAAGTATCAGACAGATTAGAGAACAATACGATCTTATTACAGAAAAAGAAGAAGCAGAAGGCCGCAAGCTAACCGCTCTTGTTCGTGCTGGTCTGTTTGATGCTAAGAAATTACCAGCATTAAAGAAAGCTATGGAAAAAGGCGTAGACAAGATGTCTGCTGCTGAAAAAAGAATGCTTATCAATCTTCTTGATTCCTTAATGTCTCAAGTTCTTTCTAGTCAACCTGTCTATCAGAAAGTCAAGCAGAACGTTCAGAAGATGGACGAAGCTAAAGTAGAATATCTATCAAAGCTTGACCCTAGATTTGATAAGAAGTATTCTGAAAAAGATATTCCAACAGTTCTCATTCTAAAGAGAAAAGCTGTTAGAGTATATCCTGATTTCCAAAAAGTTGCTTTGTATTATGCACAAGCCATTGACAAGTATGTTTCTATTCCATTCGGAGAAATTAACGTTGGCGGTCTGAACGAAGCATCAAGTCCAACAGGCAATACTTCTTCATCTAGATCAAGCACAAGTCCTTTTAGTGGTACAGCAATTACTTTAGGTCAAAGAAAGCGTAGAACTGCGGCTCAAAAAAATCAGTGGAAAAATGCTCCAGCTATAAACAGATGGGCATACATAAAAGGAGTAAAAGCTCGCAAAGCTATTGTTCGTTCTCTAAACGAACAAAGAAAATTGGATGAAAATTTAATTAAAATTATAACGGCTGCAGGATCTAGAATTGCTGGACCAGCATTGAAATATGGTGATGACGCGATAAAAACTGCAAGACAAAAAGGTAGCGAATTTTTAAAAAGATGGAGGCAGTCTCGCGCAGATAAAGCAAAAGAAGCCACAAGAAAAAAGAGAACCAGAGAAACAAAAGACTTAACTAAGCAAAGAAGAGGCAAGACCGATAAGCCAAGCACAGCGGCAGGAGCTGGTGCCGCAGCTGGAACAGCAGCAGGATCAATGGCAGGTGGCGGTGGCACAAATACCACAGGCAGAGAATGGAGAAGACCAGCTGAACAGGGATATCAGTTTGGTTTAAGACCAACAACATCCAGTTCATTTACGCAAAAGAATCCTACAACTGATGCACAGGCACAAAGAGATTATCAGGCACAGAAAAAGGCTAATCTGTCAATGGCTCAACAATACGAATCAGTATATGTGCAGTTGAAGAATATGGTAGAATCTGAAACGCCATCAATAGATATCTCATTCGGAGATAATCCAATTACTATAAATAATACAGTCGCAAAGAAGATTGTCAGTCTTCACGAATCTGTAAACAAAACTAATAAGAAGAAGATGGAAAAAATGCTAGACGAAAGCGCATCTTCATTCAACAAAGTTCTAACATTTGCATTAAGGTACTAAGATGGCAAACACGATAAAAGAACATAAAATTATTGATAGCAACAAAAGAGCTTTGTTGAAGTATGTATTTCTTTCAGATGGAACTACTGAGGCCAACACTCTTTTAGTTGATGCTTCTAATCTTAGATTTGCTTTGAATGCGAACGGTTATATCATGTCTTCAAATACGCATCCAAAGACAAACTACAGAACAACAATCAAGAGAATATATGGAACGGCAAAGTCTAACGGTTATATTTCATTGAAGTGGCAAGGTGACACAAACTCTGAAATCGCAATTATTACTGATGGCGGCTTCGATTATAACTTTGAAAGTATGGGTGATGGTGCAGTCATTAACAATCCTGAAGCAAATGCTACAGGAGACATTATAATTTCCACAAATGCCAACAAGACTGGCGATGCATTCACACTCTTTATTGATCTTCGTAAAGATGGTCGTGATTACGATTCTGGACAAACAGCAGATCCTTACGCATTCAATAAGGTTACGTAACATGAAAAATCTAATACAGAACATACACAATAGAAATTTCAATGAAGCAGAAAGCATTCTTGAAGAAAAAATTGTTGATATTATGGAACAAAAGCTTCATGAAATGAAAAAAGCTTATGCTGCAAAGATGAGTGAACAAATGGGAATTGTTGGACCAACAAGATCCGAAAAGTTGCGTTCGGGTGTATTAGAAGAGGAACCTGAAGACGGTGAAGAAAGTTCTATGGCAAGATCAGAGCTAAATGCCATAACAAAAGATGCTAAGTCAATTATGTCTAAAATAAAAGGTAACAAAGAACTTGAAGCTTGGGCACAGTCTAAGATTACCAAGTCTGCTGATTACCTAAATGCCGTATCAGATTATATGGACAATGAAGAAAAACAAATTGAAGAGATGTCAAATCTAAAAGATGCCGATAATTTACAAATTAAAAATATGCAAAAATCTTTTGGAAAAGACGGCGCAATCGAAAGAATTATGAGTCCCGTAAATCGTGATCCAAAGTTTACCAAAGATCAATCTAAAAAACCTCGAGATTCTTATGGTGTTTCTGATGATAAACAAAATAGAGGACTTCCGCCATCTTCATCTGGTATATTAAATACAGCAAAAGAATATTTAAGAAAAAATGTGCCGTCTTCTGAAATTGTTAAAGAGGAAGAACAACTAGACGAAGCAAGAATTGGTATTGTAAAGGCACGTATTCGTGGTGGTAAAATTCAACGCCGCAAGAAAGTGTCAAATGTTGCTGGCTATAAACTACAAGGTGGTCAGTTAACTCGTATGTCAGCAGCAGAACGCAGAAAGCGTAAGCTTGGCGCCAGAAGAGCCAAGATCAAGAGAAAATCAAAAATGTCTCGCACACTAATGAAGCGCAGACGCTCATTAATGAAGAGAAAGGCAATGGGACTATGAAACTCATTACAGAAGAAGTAACGCAAGTAAGATATCTTGTGGAAGAAAATAAGAACGGCGGTAAAGACTACTTTATCGAAGGCGTCTTCATGCAAGCTGAAAAGCAAAACAAAAACGGCCGTATATATCCTTATTCTGTTCTAAACAAAGAAGTAGAACGCTATAACAGAGATTATGTTAACAAGAATCGTGCATTTGGTGAATTAGGTCATCCTGAAACACCAGCTATCAATTTGGATCGTGTTAGTCACATGATTACAAAGCTCTATCCAGATGGTAATAACATCATGGGTAAAGCAAAAATATTAGACACTCCTAATGGTAAAATAGTGAAGAGTTTATTAGATGGAGGTGCTTGCTTGGGAGTATCAACAAGAGGCGTAGGGTCTCTTAAGCCACAAAACGGCTATCAACTCGTCCAAGACGATTTCCATTTGGCTACAGCAGCCGATATTGTTGCTGATCCATCAGCACCAGATGCTTTCGTTAGAGGCATCATGGAAAATGAAGAATGGATTATGACAAATAAAGGATGGAAATCAATCCATCATGATAGAGCTAGAAAATTAATCAAAGAAGCAAAGCAATCAGATATTGAGGACGTTGCTCTTAGAATTTTCAAAAGCTATATCTCAAAACTTTAATTTATATAAATAAATAAAATAAGGAGAAATCTAATATGTCAAAGTCACTAACAGAAGTAGCCAAGGCAGTCCTGATGAAGGAAGAAGCTGCTAATATGGCTTCTCTAAAACCAAACGGCGGAATCCGTCAAGGCGCTGAAGCAAATCCAATGAGCAATGGCGCTCAGATGGTTGGTGATGCTCCAAAGGCACCAGGAGAAGGTAGCAATGTAGGCGCTGCCGCTTCTGGTTCTGTAAAGAAGGACACAAGCAAGTCTTCACAGTCAAACGTTGCCGCTGAAAAGCCAAAGAAGCAATCAGAAGTAATGGAAGAAGACGTGGAAATTGAAGAGGCTGCTGAACAGATTGAAGAAGAAGCAGAAATTGAACTTTCAGAAGAACTAGAATCTTTCATTGATCAAATGGTGGCTGAAGGTGCTTCAGAAGATGAAATTGCCGCTGCTATCGAAGAAAACTTTGAGTTCGTAACAGAAGATGCTGATTCAGAAGAATCAGTAATGGAAGAATACGAAGTTGATATGTCAGAAGACATGGAAGCACTATTTGCTGGCGAAGAACTATCAGAAGAATTTAAGGAAAAGGCAAAGACTATCTTCGAAGCCGCTGTAAAGCACAAGCTAGAAGAAGAACTTGCAGTCCTAGAAGAAGCATTCGCTGCTACACTAGAAGAGCAGGTACAAGAAATTCAAGAATCTCTAACAGAGAATGTTGATGACTACCTCAACTATGTTGTAGAGCAGTGGGTATCTGATAACGAAGTTGCTATCGAATCAGGTCTTCGTACAGAACTTATGGAAGATTTTGTTTCTGGTATGCGTAATCTCTTTGCCGAGCATTACATTGACATTCCAGAAGAAAAAGTATCAGTCGTAGAAGAAATGGCTTCTAAGGTTGAAGAACTTGAAGCGAAGTTGAATGAAGAAATTGAGCGCAATGTTGCTCTTAACAAGATGCTAAATGAAGCATATGTTAATGATGTTCTTGATTCTGCTTGCGAAGGACTAACAGCCACACAAGCTGAGAAGTTAAAGTCGCTTGCGGAAGGCATTGAATATGCCGATGCAAATGAATATGCACAGAAGGTGCAAACACTAAGAGAGAGCTACTTCACAAATTCAGTAAGAACAGAAAATGTTCTTGATACTGTAGAAGTTTCTGATGGTAAGTCAATGATCTCAGAAGACCTATCTGGACCAATGGCTAACTATGTTAAGGCTCTCGGCAGAACACTTTCAAAGTAACAAATATTATAAATAATAGTAAGATTTTCAAAGGAGATAATCACATGTATCTTACAGAACAACTAGAAAACAAGTGGTCGCCAGTTCTTGACCACGCGGCCGCTGGCCAGATTAAGGATCCATACAAGCGTGCCGTTACTGCTCTCGTTCTTGAGAACCAGGAAAAGGCAATGGCTGAAGAAGGTCGTGTTCTTAACGAAACAGCCCCAACAAACTCAGGTGGTGGTCTTGGTGCAGGCACAAACGTAGCATCATACGATCCAATTCTTATTTCTTTGGTTCGTCGTGCGCTTCCTAACCTAATCGCTTATGA